GCAGCGGGTCTTATTCTTCGCAAACCGATCAGCGTCGAAGGCGACCCCTACTGGACCGAAGTCTTCAACAAAGACGTCGATGGCTGCGGCTCAGACCTCGACGAATACGCCCGCCGCAAAGTTATTTGCGCGCTCACCTACGGCCACTGCCACACCCTTGTTGACTTCCCCGCACCTAGCGATGCGCGAAGCCTTGCTGAAGAGCGTGCTCTTAATCGTCGGCCCTATTGGATTGAAGTGGACCCAACCAGCATCTACGGCTGGCGCCTAGACCGTGAAACGAACTACGGCAATCTCACGCAAATCCGAATCGGCGAAAAAGCCGTTGTAGCCGACGGTGAATTCGGCGAAAAAGTCTATGACCAAGTTCGTGTCATCGAGCCAGGTCGTTATCGCATCTATCGTCAAGAAGAACAAAAACAAGAAATGCAAGGGCAATTTCCATACCCCTCTGCATTCGATCAATCCGACGCTTCAGCAGACTTTGAGCTGGTTGAATCAGGTCCTTACAGCCTAGAAGAAATCCCTCTGGTAACGGTCTACGCCAACAAGGTAGAGACCATGGTGAGCCGTCCCCCACTGCTGGACATCGCTTACCTCAACCTGGCCCACTTCCAGCGCCAAGCCGACTTAATTCACAGCCTTCACATTGCCTCCCAACCCGTCCTCGTCCTCGAGGGCTGGGACGACCAAACCAAGGATATGGCCGTCAGCGTGAACTACGCCATGGCGACCCAACCTGGCAATAAGGTCTATTACGTCGAACCCGCCTCAAGCGCCTTCGAAGCCCAATCTGCAGAGATCAAGGAACTGCAGCAACAAATGGGCAACCTCGGCATCGCCACTCTGGGCCACCAAAAATACGTCGCCGAATCTGCGGAAGCCCGCCGCCTAGACCGCATGGACAGCAACTCAATGCTGGCCATGGTCTCCATGGACCTCGAAGCCGGTCTCCAAAAAGCCTACGATCTGGCTGGTACGTACCTAGGTATCGAACCTCCGACAGTAAAAATCAGCCGCGACTTCGATCTACAACGTTTGATCGGTCAAGACATCACTGCGATGGGTCAGCTGTTTGCCAACGACATCATCAACCGCGAAGAGTTCCGGGAGATGCTTGTCCAAGGCGAGATTCTACCCAAAGCAGCGGAATCACCCGACAACGGTACAGTAGAGGAGTAGTGGCAAATTATTCTCCATGGGACTTCGTTTCGAGGAGATCAACCCTCCCAAAAAAGAAGAAGCGCCTGCAAAGAAACCTGCAGCCCGCAAAACCAAGTCTACTAAAGTAGAAGAGTCAACTGAATCCAACTGATGGAAGAACAAGTCATCCAGGAGACGCCCGTGGCGCCTTCTGAACAGCCCGTGGCTGCGACGACCCCAACTCCAACTGTGGATGTTTCTGCTTACGAGCAGCAAATCGAGGCGCTAAAAACCCGTGCCACTGAAGCCGAGGAGAGATTCCAAGGCATCAAGGGCAAACTCGACGAGGTCTACAAAAAACAAGACGATCAGCGCCGCAAAACCCTGGAAGACCAGGGCCAGTGGAAAGATCTTTGGGAAGAAGCCAACAAAACGGCTCAGACCAAAGAGCAGCAGATCGCCGACCTGCAACGCCAACTCGACGACCTAAAAGCGTCGAACGAGACCGCAGCAATGAAAAACTCTGCACTGTCCGCCATCAGCCTGGCTGGAGCGATCAACGCAGAGCAGATGCTGCAGTTGGTCCAAAACAACCTGACCAAAACTGCCGACGGCAGCGTAAAAGTTTTGGACGGTGGCGTTGAACAAGACCTCAACATCTACCTCGCCAAGTTAAAAAACCCTGGTTCGGGGTATGAGCACCACTTCAAACCCAGCACTCAAGCTGGGATGGGTGCAAAACCAAGTTTGAATACTGCTAATGCCGCGGGTATCGCTAATCCGTGGGCAGAAGGTAGTATTAACTTAACCAAGCAAATGACCTTGGAAGCTACCGACCCTGATCTTGCAGCTGTGCTCAAGAGAGAGGCCGGTAAATAGTCCCCGTGGGACACCACTTCAAGTCTGTGACTTGAATCCCGTAAACGTTATCACTGGAGCTTGAAATGGCCGCCCCATTTCAGAACTATTCCGGCGGTGTCCTTCTGGCGGACATCGTCAAGCGCAATAATCTCAGCACTTATGTGTCTGAGGCCATCAAAGAGCGCAGCCTGTTCATCAAGAGCGGCGCTGTTGTTCGCAACTCCCTGCTGGATTCCCGCTCCGGCGGCACCCGCATCCAAGTTCCTGAGTTCAACCCCGTGTCTCCCACCGAGGAGATCATGGATGGAACCGCCACTTGGGGCACCAGCACCGCTGGCTATCTGACTCCCCAGAAGATCGGCACTGGCACCCAAATTGCAACCATCTGCCATCGCGGTTTTGCGTATGCCGTGGATGATGTTGCAGTTCTGGCTGCTGGTGAAGACCCGATGCTTCACATCCGCAACCAGCTTGCCGACGCCATCAACAAGCTGAACAGCGCTCGTCTGTTCTCCCAGCTTGCTGGTCTGTTCGGCACCGCTTTGTCCGCTAACGCACTGGACAAAGCCGTTGCCGCTGCTTCTGGTGGTGCGGAAGCCAACTTCCTGTCAGCCGCCAACGTGGCCGAAGCCCGTTCCAAACTGGGCGAGCGTGGCGAAGAGCTGGACACCCTGATTGTCCACCCCTCAGTTGCCTTCTACCTGTACCAGGTGGGAATGCTGACCTTCTCCACCTCTGCACTGGCCGCTTCCGGCGCAGTGACCTGGGGTGGTGGCGGCGTGGGCATCGGTGCTCGCGAAGTCGGCGAATTCGCCGGTATGCGCGTCATCGTCGACTCCCAGGTCAACACCGTTGCCCCTGGTACGGCTGGCCACCAGCGCGAGTTCTACTGCTATCTGGTCAAGTCCGGCACCATCCTCGAGGGTGTGCAGCAGGACCTCCGGATTGAGGCAGACCGCAACGTGCTGTCCAAGCAGGACGTCCTTTCGGTTGACTACCACTCTGCTTATCACGTGATGGGCACCAAGTGGTCTGATGCTGGTGACAACCCCAACAACACCGAACTGGCAACCGCTGGCAACTGGGCTGCTACCTACGACATCGATCTGATCCCCATGGTTCAGATGACCGTCAACAGCCCCCTGGACACCACCACCATCTGATCTTTCTTGATCAGGCAAACGGCCCTACCATTAGGTGGGGCCACCTTTTTTTCTTGCTATGGCTGCCACAATCAACGCCACCCTTAGTAGCGCGTCAGCCAATAGCTACGTGACATTGGCCGAAGCCAACACGTATTTTGAAACCGTCCCAGACAGCACCACTTGGGACGACAAAACTGACGACCAAAAGAACCGCGCCCTGATTTCAGCCACGCGCTGGATCGATAACCAAGTTTTTTACGGTGATCGTTGCGACGTTGAGCAAGCTCTAAGCTGGCCTCGCAATAACTACCACGTCGATCGCGTCGAGCTGACCTGCAGTGTCATTCCCGCCGACATCAAATACGCTACCTATGAGCTGGCACGTGCTTTAGCCAATGACACGGAGTCGATTACAGGGTCTACCGGCGATACGGGGCTATACGAAGCCGTCAAGCTCGGTGACCTTGAAGTCAAGTACAACACTGCGAGCCAGGCTACGGGAACAGTCAATAACGTTTTTGATGTTTATCCTTGGCTGCAGTCTTACCTTGGTGCTTACTGTCTTGGCGGTAGCGGCAGTTATCAAGTCCGCTTGGTGAGGGGTTGACATGGCTGGAGCGTTAGACAAAGCCTTCCGAGACGCAGCCAAAGCGGTGGTTTCGGAGCTTGGCAGCAGCCTTAACACGACGATTGATTACATTCGCAAGTTTGATGGCGAGTATGACGTAGCCAAGGGCAAGTACGAAACTTTTGATCGTCCTTATTACAACTTGCCTTGTCCAGTTGAGTTTGTGCGATCAGAGGAAGAGGAGGGTCGTGAAGAGCGGCAAGCTCGGATCTATATCGCTCCTGAGCAAATTGGGGGCAACCAGCCTACGCTTCAGGACGAAGTAGTCTTGAAGTTTGCTGGAGCGGACCGCATCGTTCAAATCAATAGCGTGCAGACGTATCGAGGCGGGCAAGAGTATTTGTATGTTTTGGGGGTGACGTTCTGATGGCGGATCGCGACCTTAAAATCATTGAGGGGGACATAGAGGAGTGGTTTGACAGGAGTTTTAATGCACTGATTAATTCAGTCGTTGACACTCTTTCCACTAGAGAGGTTAGTCCGGTTTACACCGGATATTTTGCTTCTAGCTGGACTGCTCGACAAGGGAGCGTTGGGCTTGAACCTCGAAAGACAAGTGATCTGAACAGGCGCACTAAAAATCCCTGGGCAGACGTTTACAGTAAGCAAACGCAAGGGAAAGGCGGAGCGCTGACTTCATGGGGTGTTAAGAAAAACATGGGACAGATTAAACGAAGATACCCAGGGCCGTTTTACTTCAACTATAAACAAAGCCCAGTTGTTTTTATTGGAAACACGACTGCTTATAGAGCTTATGCTCTTGAGGATGGAAACGTCTTAGCTTACGTTCAGTCTTTAGGCAAAGAGGTTAAGGCTGCTTTTGCTGAGAAGCCGCGTCTAGCAACCTTGAGAGTAGGGGCGGAGCCTATGGCGCGAGTGGACGGAGCCATACCTGTTTCGAAGGCAGGTGCTCCGCGCTTAGAACGAGGTTTTGATATTTTGAAACCATGAGCCTTGTAAATGCTAGAGCTGCTTTTGAGAAGGCAGTCACCGACGCAGTTGTCGCAGCAGACAGCAGCGTGCTGATGATTTACGACAATGTTCGGTTTACGACGCCAGGCAAAACAAAAAAATACGTTTCGATGCGAGTGACTTTTAACCAGTCAACGCTCCAAAACCAAGGCGCTGCTTCTAGTTATTACAGCGGCGTGATTCAATGCAACGTCTATGTGCCTAAGTCCGCTGGAACGTCTGTGCTGGCCGCAATTAGCGAGTCGGTGATTGACGGTTTGACCTCAGTCAACGCAAGCAACTATGTGGATACATATAGCGTTTCGCCTAGGGTCCTAGATGTAAACGGTCCTATTCCAATAGAGGAAGAGGATAGGTCTCATTTTTTAGGCATTGTGTCTTGTCAGTTTACTGCAGTCCTGTAGTATATTGATCGAAACGATAGTGCTGTATGCGCGCGACTGAGCTGCTGCGAAACAAGTTTGGCGTTAGCCAGCTTTATAAGCATGAGGTCAAGGATGGCGACGAGGTGGTGCTTGAGGTCTATTGGCACCCTTTGACCATTGCCGAGCGTGAGGCGATTCAAAAGAAAGCTAACTCTGATGATGCCGGTGATTTTGCCCTAGGCATGATGATCGAAAAAGCCCTAGATGCTGACGGGAAGCGTCTTTTCCAAGATGGAGAAAAGGCTGCTCTTCGCAATGCTGTTGAAGCGGCTGTGCTGCAAGAAATCCAGCTTGCGATGCTGGCTTCTGGAACGGAGAACAAAGTGGAGGACGCGAAAGCAGCTTTGAAAAGCAAGTAATGATTGGTACTTTATTTATTTTCTAGCCAAGGAGCTGGGCACAACGGTGTCTCAGCTTGCTCAGTCGTTGACGCAAGAAGAGCTGGTCGGCTGGGCTGCTTATTTTGAGCTACACAACGAGCAGCAAGAGAAGGCAATGGAGCAAGCAAGAATGCGCCATGGAGCGCAAGGCGTCAGCAGGAGGTAAAGTGGAGCAATAGGTCTTTGGTGCGGGCTTGTGGCTGACTACGGCGTAAATATCGCGGTTGCGGTCAAAAACTCCCAAGCAATCACCAAGCTGTCAAGAGACGCTAAAACACTTAGTGGGCAGATTGACAATGTAAACAAGAACATTGAAGATTATGCCAATTTGGTTGGCAAGGCCGTTGTCAATTCAACGGCAAACTTTAGTAAAGCCTTGCAGGACGCTGCAGAAAACTTAAACAAGGTTGCTCTTAATGGAGACAAGGCTACCCGAGCTGCAAGAGATTTTCTTGACGCACAGTTGTTAAACAATGAGGCACTGGAAGAGCAAAAGCGACTGCTTAGAGAAGTTTTTCTGGCCGGAAAGCCTCTTCAAGCAACTCCGTTTGGTCCTCAGCCTTTCAGCCCTCAAAAGCAGTTAGCGGACGAAGGAAAAACAAGGGCTCGCCTTCTAGCAATCCAGGCTGATAAAGAGTCAGGATTGCGTCAAGAAAGGTTTCAGGCTACATCTGACTTTTTGAACAAGATGCACAGCCTAGAGATAAGCCTAGGCAAAAAAGCTAACAGCATAGAAATTGATAACATAATTAAAGAGTTTGAGATTAAAGAAAGGCTTGAAAAAGAAGCATTTGACAATGCAAGAAAGCTAGACATAGAGCAAGGGAAGGATTTTGACAGAAGATATAAAGCCCGGATGAAGCAAAGGGATGAAGATGATGAGAGAAGGGCAAGGCTAGCCAAGCGTCAACGTGAAGAGATCATGCTGACGGGCCAAACAAGCCCAATTGGTGGAGCGGTAGGTATTCCGGGCAGTCCTGCTGCTTTGCGTGCTGCTGAACGCGCCCAGAGAGTTAGATCCGCTCAAAGCAGCGCACTAATTGGTGGGGCATTCCCGTTGCTGTTTGGTCAAGGCCTAGGAGCCTCCATCGGTGGAGCAGCGGGCGGCTTTGGTGGCGGAATGGTTGGTGGCGAGTTTGGCTTTGGCTTGTCTCTGATTGGAACGCAGATTGGTTCAATGTTTGACAAGCTTGCTTCTAAAGCAGCAACTCTTGGTGCTGCTCTAAATTCTTCTACTGCCGATATAGATGCAGTTGTTGAATCTTTAGGAGCTGTGGCTGGCCCTACGGAGAATGCAATTAATCGTTTGCGCGAACTTGAGGGAGAGCAAGTTGCGCTGGCTGAAGCCACAGAACTGCTGGCTAATATAGTAGGGGACGAAGGCGTTACAGCGCTTAAGGGCTTTGGAGACGCGGCTACTCAATTTTCGAACCAGTTAACCATATTTACAACAAGCGTTTTAGCAGAAGCAGCGCGGCTGTTGCAAGGTCCACTAGGGTTCTTCGAAGACAGGCTTGAAGAGCAAAACCTCCTTAGGCAGGCTCAAAAGAATAAGTCACCCGAGATGGTGTTGTTGCAAACGCAGTTATCCAAGGCTTTTCCGCATCAGCGTTTTGAGATTGAAAACGAAATAATCGAACTACAGCGAACCCAAAACGAGGAAGTAACAAAAAACGTGCGGCTTCGTGCTGAGAGCGCCCGACAAGGCAACAACAACATTGCGATACTTCACGCAGAAAACAACATTCTAAAATTAAACAGCGACTTGACA